TAAGGGTGAGTGCATCGGGTTGTTTATAATAGGAGATTGAGACCTCCTCCTCGGTCTCCGGACAGAAGAAACCCCATATACTCGCCCCATCCCACGCAATCGCTTCAACCGAGCCGGTCGGGTTGCTGCCGTTATACTCTGACTTCAGAGCCGCGACGTTGGGGTACAGTCTCGTTATATCGGATTCCTGCGTAAGGTTGCGTGCCCAGTAGAGACTATGACCGAAGTCGGATGGAAGATTGACCTTGGCCTCATAGCCTGTGACATCATCCTCGTATGCTTCAAATGTGATTGTCCTGGTCTTTTGCAAGGCTGGCAGATGATAGACACCTGCTATTTCCCTAAGCGCCCGGTTCAAATCTTTCAGGACCACGCTATCGATAAACGCCTTGTCAGCATAGATGCTCCTGACATTAAAGTTGATACTGTCTATTATCTCCGCTACGGTCATGGTCTCTTACCTCTCTATGCAGTTACCGGGCATTCCGTGTCGGGAAACAGCTTGTTGTGCTTCCCAATGATCGCATCCTTCGCCGCCGCTGGCATGGTTCTGATTTGTTCGGCATTGTCGCTTATCCACTTAGCAAACCTGTCTTTCCCCAGGGGCATAAACTGGCGGGTAATCAGACCGATAGCGATTTCCGGGGTCTGTTCTGGATTGACGGGAGTTTTAAGGGCGGTCTCTTCTCTTTTTGCTTTTACCTCTGCCTCTTTCTCTACCTGCCCTCTCAGCCTCGGATCATAGATCTGATAAAAACCCGTTGATATCAGTTGCGCTCGGTGTTCATCTGAATTGACGTCACACACCTTTGCCCCGGTGCCATCATCCTCGAATCTGTACGTTCTGCCTGCGTAGTTGACTTGCGTTGGTCCTTCTCTTTTAATCAAACATTCAATCAGCATATTCTATCCTCCTCGATCATTTGGTGAAGCAGGGCGAGGGTGAGGCAACCCCCACCCTGCCGTCCGGTAATGGGCCGGACTGTGTCTATAAATTAGAGACCATACTCGGAAGCTCTATACAGCAAGTTTCCGTACACGGTCCCTATTGCAGGAGTCGTCGCAGCCGCTACTACCTTGACTGCAATAACCCTGTCGTCGTCTTCATCCACGTCTATGTTGTCCAGGAAGGTTTTGACATCTGCCCTTGCAACACCCCCAGCCTGTGCCACGGTTTCCGCAGTCATAAACTCGGAGCTTGCGACGAGACCATCTTCGTCGCTGTTGAGGATGCCTACCGTCAATGTAATGGTAGGGGTTCCGCTGGTTTCCAGATCGTCTGCCACCAGCGTAAAGTCCACCGGCATACAGCCAGCCGGAAGAATCGACAGACCTATAAGGTCGTCTGCCGCCAGCGAAGCGGAGACTTCATACTGTCCCGCACTCACATACACTTCACCCGCGGAACGGGGAGATGCGGGCGGCCTGCCTGATTTTACGTTTTCGCTTTCTTTGTAACTCATGCTCTTTTCCTCCTTACTTATTTTTTATTGTGCCCGCTCTCACTTAGGGTTTCGTGGCCGCTGTGTCGATTGCCATAATCCCGTAATCAAGACCGTTAAAAGTGACCTTCTTCAGGCCAAGGATAGACGACGTGGTGATGATCAACTGATTGCCGTTGTCCCTGGTCTCTTCGTGCCAACCGAACCGAAGTCCAGTACCGGGCGAACCAAACGCTACCACCATGGCCTGCTCACCGAGGAATAACCCTCTTGTGGCTTCTACAGCTCCACCAGCACCATAGTCGGTAAACCGGATGCAGGCTTTGTGCTGCTGAAGGACCACATCGTTATGCATACCGAGAGCGCCAGTGAAGATAGGACTTTTCTTTCCTTCCGCAGCCGCAGCCGCTTTCTGCATAGCCAGCCAGCCGGTAGCTCCGGTATCCTGCCGCAGATCATAGACCTGATACCCGTCACCGACCCAGACGTAATGATCTTCGCCGTTGATTTTGATCGGCATAATCTGAGGAACGGCCTGCGTTCCACCACCCATCATGCTCGCATAGGCAACCGCTTTGTCTATCAGGCTGACGGTCATCTTGTTGGTCGCTTCCACATCCCCTTTGGCCGTACCATTGGCAAAGATGATATGGTTACTGTCCGGGGCGACCAGGGAATTTCCGGCGAAACCGCTATAGGATGTGTCATACACATACTCCATGTTGGTCCCACGGGAGCCTGACGCATACATGAAGCACAGCTCGTCGAAGACCCTGGCCCACCACTCAGACTCACGTTTCTTCGCAACATCCCTGAGTTTGTGGATGGTTCTTTTCCGGGTCATTTTACCGCCGGAGTTGACACCGCCCCTCATCTGATCGATGTAGACGGAATCGCTGTAGAACTGGAGTTTCTCTTCCTTGTTCTCAAGGACGGCATCTCCTTCCACCGGCTGCATGGAGAGCTGCATGGACAGGTCGAACCCGATGTTCTCACCTGCGTCGCTTTCCAACTCTGTTAATCTCTGGAGAGGCATGGACGAGGTTTCACCGTCACCCATTAACTTTCTTCCCCAATAACTTTTGCGAGGCGTATCGACAGCCAGGAACGCTGAATATTTCTTGACTGCTTTTGCATCGCCAACTCCAATAATAGTTTGACTCATGGTTCCTTCCTCCTTCTTAGTTTTTTTGTTGTTACTTCTGTTCTGTCCTCTTCCCGGCTGTCGATTTGAACCGGTTGGCTATAATTGAACCATTGGACAATAAAAAAAGGCCACTGCCGGGGATTAACCCGATAATGGCCTTTGCTCTCGTGTGTTGATTGAGAATTAAGCTATATGTATGTACTTCTTACTTCTTTAGCAGTCCCTCCAACTTCTTCTTTCCTGCTGATATCAGTTTAAGGGCTTCGATAATCTCCTTATCTCTGTGGTCTTCTGGTGTTGTACGCTTTACAAACCCCCTTGGCCTGTATTGGTCGATCCCGGTATCAGATAGCCCTTCAACGCTCACTTGTTCTTCCCTTTTCGAGTCTGTTGAGGTTTTGCACAACCACCGCGGCCTGCGTTCTTCCCGGAGCCTCCACCTGTCCCATTCCTTACTGGTTTTCCTTTTTTAGCCATTTGCCTTCCCCTTCCCTTCTAACAGCGTGTCGTATATCGCCTTGATCTTCGGTACCTGGCTTTCCATTGTGAAGTCGTGGCGTACTTCCTGCACTCGTTTCCGGTACTTCTCATGCTCCTTATAAACCTTCGGGATATCTTCAACCCGATCAACCACAACACCTATGCCGTGATGTTCAACGAACTTGCCTGCCTCTGCCGAGTTTAAGACAATCGGGGGAATACCCGCCGTCATATATTCAAACAGTTTGTTCGGCATTGCCGTATCAGCCTGCGGGTGCGGTCTCGCCGCTCCCACCAGCCCCCAATCATGCCGTGTCAGCTCTCTCAATAAGAGATTGTGCTGTAACGTGCTGATATACATAGCCCCGGCCATCATATATTCGTACATAAACCGGTTGTTGCTGCTGTAAACGATGAAGGGAATACCCATACCGGTCAACGCTTCTGCTATGGGCCTGTAATCCCTGTAACCATACACTTGTCTTTGTTCCTCGGAAGCGTCAGAAGAAAGTACATTCATCCCGCCCTCGTAGGCTATGCCCCCTACCCGTGGCATTTCATTGCCTTCGACGATCATCTTGTCCAGGCACATACTGTAAATCACCGCTTTGGGCTTGTCTGGTGAAAGATTGTGGTATTTGATTGCCCCCTCCATATACGGTTCAGAGGGGAAGATATAAGCATCAGCCGCTTTCATTGCCAAAACTTCGTCAAGCTGTGCCTGCCCGAGACGCATACAGTTAAGATCGTGGCAATCATAAACCAGGGGTAGATCCGGTCGGGCCTCCTTAGCCACATGGACCAGCCAATCAGGTTCATTATGAATATGCAGAAGGTCCGCCTTCGCGTGACCCAACTTTATCTTATAGGTTTCCGGTCGGTCATAGAATGAGATTGAGGGCAACATTACCTGCATCTCTCTGTTCGCTATACGGATAGCCATGAAGTCTACTGGCACTCCTGCATTCAGCAGGGCCAGCCCTTCTTTCACTACTCGGATACATCCATGGTATGATACTGATAATACGTTCATTATTTACTTTTCCTTTGCGTATGCTGCCATATCTGCTTCGGACATCTTGCCCATTGCCTCTTCCAAGGCTGCCCCATCCAGTTTATCAAGATAGGCAAACTTTCCAGCAGAAGAGAGGTTTTCCTCTGCGGCTCCAACATCCTTCAATGTCAGCGGTGCTTTCCCCCTCGCCCTGGTTGCCGCTATCTTTTTGGCTTCCGCAACAAGCCTGATTTTCTGAGCTTCAGGCGTTTCTCCTGCATCCAGCTTGGGGATCAGATAGGACATCTCCTTATATGCTTTCTTCAGGATATCGTAATTCCCCAGTGCTTTTCCGGCTTCGCTTCCTAGGATAGTATTGACCTCAGCAACAAACAGGCTCCGGATTCTCGGATCCGCGTCAATTTCGGGATGTATTTGTTTCGTATAATTCTCCTGCGCTCCTACCCATTGAGTCTGCACATCCCTTTGTTGCATACCTTCAGACACATTCATTGTGACTTCGAGTGTGGTCTGCTCCTTCTCCAGGACCTTCTCCTCGGCATAGACCGCCTCTTTAAGAGAATCGAACTCATCAACGTCAATGGCCCCTTCGTCATATTGCTTTCTGAGGTCGCCTATCTTTTCATGTACTGCCTTGACCTCTTCGGTTATCTCGGCAATCCGGGTCTTTGCCTCTTCCTGGTCTACCAGGGGAACCGCCTTAACGGGCGCGGGAACGTCGATTACCTCCTCTTCGTCCTCGACCTGAACTCCGTCTTTGCCCTTATCCTCGTCCTTGGTAGTATCTTCTTCGATCTTGACACCTTTGTCGTCAACCTCTTTTGCATCAGCAGCCGCCTTCTCCGCATCCACGACTCCTTCAGCCCCCTCTCCAGGTTTCTCAGTGCCTCCGACATCCCCGGCGGTGCCAGCCTCAGTATCATCAGTTTCAAGAAGTCCCTCCTTTTCTTCTTCGCTCAGTCCTGCCAACTCCTCTTCAGTAAAATCAGCCATTCTTACTTGCCTCCCTTTGGTGTTTTCTCTGGTTTCATTGCCTGTCTCTCCCCTACCTCGATCTGGTTCAGGGTCTTCGCCTTCTCAATCTGGATCTTGTCTTTACTATCTCCGATCTCTGCCTCA